CTGACCGCTGCCCCTAGTTGCAACGATGGTGATTTGGTGTCGAGCTCCACGTCAAGCTCGCATTTGTATTGCACATTTCCGGTCCAGCGATTATTGATGGTGAATTTCATAATGACACTTCCTTTCTGTCGTACCGAACGCTGATTGGTTTGGTCGGGTCGTAACCATTTGTGAGGATGGAAGCTTTCAGCGCCGCAATGTGAGTGCGCGTTTCATCGCTATTCATATCGCGGACATTCCAACCGTCCTTGATTACGATTTCCCGAGGATCGTTAGCCGCCGTTTCTGGCCGGTATGGCTTGTCAATTTCTCCGCGTCCAAAGCGAGCATTGGGCGTTGGCATTATGGCTTTCCTTTCTGTGCTACTTTTCTGAGTGTGAGAAGTGGTCAAAAATCCAGAACGCTGCGAGCACCAATCGTCCTAACAACCAAGTTGCTATGGACAGAAAAAGGAACATCATGGCACAGTAGGATACAAACAAAACCGCGTTCATGATTCGATCAAGCATGGTTCCTCCCGTGATAGTCCTGCCACTCAAGATCGGCAAGGCTCGAAATAGAAGTTTTCGCGCCGTACGATCCAATATTTAGCGCCTCGTAGCACCGCCCAAAAAACACGGCATTGTGATAGTTGCAAACATGGCACACTCCACCAATATCAACGGCTGAGCGTCCGCATTTATTGCATATTGGAGGTGTGAGAAAATGAGCCGGGTGACCAGGATACTGCCTGCATAAGTGGATCACTGTTTACCCTGCTTTCTGGCTTCTACATCTGCCCGGTTGATAGCCCAGACCATCCTATTTCCTTGAGGAACTTTCACGGCTCGTAGCGTACCTTTGGCGATTAACGTGTACACCCATCCCCGGCTGGCTTTTATTCCGAGAGATGCCATCGCCTCAGAAACGGTCATTGGTTGTTTATCCATGTATCTCCTTTATTTTGTGACAACTGCAAGTACATATCGCTTTGCATCCGTGATTCATTCGGTGAGTACCGACGCAGCGTTTGTGATCTCCTCGCCAGCAGCCCCGCGTCGGATGGCTACCGAGCTTGTAGGGTAGTAGTTTCATAGCGGTACATCCAAGTTGAGTTCCGCGATGATGGTCCGCAGGGCATCAATTACGCCAGCTTCAACCCAACGGATAGGCTTACGTTCGCGCGGAGCAGGTTTAGGATTTATCACGCGGTCTCGGTTGAGAGCTTCTACGGTCGATCTCTTCCGGAGCGGGTGCATACGTTTCATACGTTCGGACATCTGCTGTTGCTTCTTCGCCAATGATTCAGCAGTGAGTTTCATAGGTTAGATTCTCGGACTGCTAGTGGGCGGATTGCATCTCTCCGTGCATTGAGGTAGCGGATAACCCGATTCAGCAGGACCACTCCGGCCAATGGACCATCGGCGCTAAACGTGAGAGCCGCGCAGATTTCCTCTGCCTGATTAGTAGCAATCAAATCGGCGTCACAGGGCTCTGGGATGGTAGCGGCAAAACGCTTATGCAGTTGATATTTAGAGGTTCTCATGGCTTCCAATCTCTCCTGTTGCTCTCTCTATCTCTCTCAATCTGATGTAATGGTATCATACTGTCATACTATTTCAAGTGGAAAATGAGCAATGTGTGTAATCTGTTGAAAGTAAAGATAATAAAGTGTATAATGGAACTATGCGGCAGAGGATTTAGCGAGCAGACCATAAAGATTGTGCTTCGCATCGTCAGCGGCTTGGCGGGACTCAAGAGTGTTGTCCATATCATCGGCGTAGCAGGCATCTACGTAGTGTTGTGCAAGGTTCGCGGCGTTATGACATTTTCCCGAAGCGGCTCTTTGGGCGGCAATTAGGATGGTGTAATCAACTTGCATTGTGGAGCTCTCCTTTCAAGCGGTACCACCTTGCGCCCGTAGCCGCTCATGCGTCAAGGACATTAGCGGCAGAAAAATTACCTAACCCGTGTTAAGATGCAAACTATGCCAGCCGGACGCCCAAGCGATTACAGAGACGAATACGCAGACCAGGCGCGTAAGCTCTGTTTGCTGCTCGGGGCAACAGATTCACAACTATCTGATTTCTTTGAAGTTAGCGAGCAAACTATCAACAAGTGGAAGTGCAAGTATCCTAAATTTCTTGAGTCCATAAAAAGGGGCAAGGAAATTGCGGATGCAAAGGTTGCAGAAAGTCTCTACCATCGCGCCCTCGGATATCAGCACCCTGAAGAGAAAATATTCTGCACAGACGGTGAGATTGTGCGTGCGAACACCGTCAAGCAATACCCTCCCGATCCAGTAGCTTGCATCTTCTGGCTTAAAAACCGGCAGGGTGCCAAATGGCGCGAAAAGTCTGAGATTTCCGGCCCTAACGGAGGGGCGATACCGGTTAAAGTTGACCGTGAGGAAATAATTGCCAAGATCATCGGTAATCGAGAAGCTACGAACTCAGTCGAATCCGAGAAGTAGTTTAGAGCGTCTTTCCGATCCCGAGCTGTTGCTATTGCGGTACGACTGGGAAAGTTGGAGAAGGCCAGCGCAGATCGCACCGTCATGGGATTGGGTGACTTGGTTAGTCATGGCGGGTCGCGGCTTTGGCAAGACGCGAGTGGGAGCCGAGCAAGTACGCCAATGGATCAAGGAAGGGCGCAGTCACGTAAACCTGATAGCAGCCACAAATTACGATCTTAGGCATGTGATGGTTGATGGTGAATCTGGAATCTTGTCTGTATGTCCTCCAGACGAACGCCCCTTATATAAGTCATCGACAGCGGAATTGATATGGCCCAGTGGCGCGACATCGCTACTATTCAGCGCAGAGGAACCGGACAGACTGCGCGGCCCGCAAGCGGACGCTATCTGGGCCGATGAAATAGCAGCATGGAACCGTGATCAAGATTCTTGGGATATGGCCATGCTGGGCTTGCGCTTAGGTAGTAAGCCTCAGATTGTCGCCACCACGACTCCACGTCCCACTAAAATGATTAGGAAACTGATGTCCGATCCTACGACGGCGGTGACACGCGGGACGACTTACGAGAACCGATCCAACCTAGCTCCTACCTTCTACAGCCAAGTGATCAAAAAATATGAGGGTACAAGGCTTGGCCGACAAGAGCTAAACGCCGAGGTTCTTGACGATAATCCAGGAGCATTGTTTAGGCTTTCTGATATCGACAAGTGTCGCATTTCTAGTTTGCCCGACCTGTCGCGCATTATCGTTGCAATGGACCCAGCAGTGACAAGCAACGCAGATTCGGACGAATGGGGAATCGTGGCGGCTGGTAAGGACCGTCAGTTTCCATATCATTTTCCCGTGCTCGTAGATGAAAGTGGAATCTATACTCCGGACCAGGCAGCGAAGCAAGCGGTACGGCTCTATCACCGTCTCAAGGCTGACAGGATTGTGGGTGAGGCAAACAATGGAGGGGATATGATTGAAGCGCTTATCCGCCATGAAGACCCCAGCGTTAGCTACAAAAAGGTGATCGCTAGTAGAGGCAAGGCAATTCGGGCAGAGCCGATCAGCGCACTATATGAGCAGGGACGCGTCCATCATCACGGAACGTTCGCCAAATTGGAAGATCAGATGACATCATGGAATCCGGCGACCGACAAGAAATCTCCAGATCGCTTAGATGCGCTCGTGTGGGCATTGACGGAAGTTGCGGAGATAGGCGGTCATATGCACATCACGCAGGAAATAATAGATATGGCAATGGGAGTACAATAGCCGCCATGTGGCCCTTTAGAAAATCAGAAGTTCCGCCGCCCGCTCCTGAATCAAAGCGTACATTCGCGAGCCTTGCGCAAGCGCTATCGTTAGCCGAGGAACGCATGGACCGTCCGTCATATCCGATCTGCGCTCCCAAGCTTCCTCCGGGAGTCGTTCCCGATGGCGAGAAAGCGGCCATTGCGATGGATTCCGACATCCCCGGCGTGCAGGCAAACTATCAGTACATGATAGGAACCCGTGATTTCATCGGGTTTCCCGGGTATCAGTATCTTTCCATGCTGGCAACGCGTGCGGAATACAGAGCGTTTGCGGAGACTCACTCAACCGAGCTCACGCGCGAATGGATCACGATCAACAGCACTGAAACAGCCGGCAAAAAGACAAAGAAAAAAGTCACCGAACTGACACAGTTCTTGGACGAAATTCATCTTCGCCAGGTAACGCAGACGTGCTCGCAGCATGAATACTACTTTGGGCGCGGCCAGATATTCCTTGACATTGAAGGCGCGGACAAAGCAATTCCGCTCATTCTTGATTCTCGAACGATCAAAAGAGACAGTTTCAAGGGAGTTTGCACAGTCGAGCCGATGTGGACATCGCCCCTAGATTACAACGCGCTTGATCCAACTTCCCCCACCTTCTACCGGCCATCGAAATGGTGGATGCTCAGCCGGCCAGTCCATGCTTCACGCCTTCTCACGGTCATTACGCGTCCGCTTCCCGACATTCTCAAGCCCGCATTCAACTTCAGCGGCATGAGTATGAGTCAGCTTGTAGAGCCCTATGTTGACAATTGGCTGCGCACCCGGCAGAGCGTGGCCGATTTGATTAATAATTTCAGCATCATCGTGCTCAAAACAGCTACGGACCAAATGTTGCAGGGGAATGCCGACGACGCATTAAATGTATTTCAGCGTATCAAGCTATTTGTGACCACGCGTAGCAATAAGGGCGTTATGGTGCTCGACAAAGAGCGCGAGGAATTGGAACAGATTGCGGTGCCGTTAGGCGGGCTCGCGGAGCTGCAAACAAAATCCTTGGAGCTACTGTGCTATGTGGGGCACGAACCGGCAGTAATTTTGATGGGCATCCAGCCAAGCGGACTAAACGCCAGCAGCGAAGGCGAGATGAGCTGTCACTACAATTGGATGGCCGCGAATCAGGAAGCTTTCTATCGCCAGCCAATCGAAACTGTTCTGAAGGTTGCTCAGCTTTCCAAGTATGGCGAAATTGATCCTGACATCACGTTCGTGTTTAATCCTCTAAAGCAGGCAGACCCGAAGGAGCTCGCGGAAATACGCACGGCGAATGGCGCTA